ATTGCCGACTGTTTCGCCACAACGGCATCCACACCGAAATTGAACGCTGCCGCATAGTCCACGGTGTAGCTGATCGCCGGAGAACTCAGGTACTCCATCGGGAGCGCCATGCCGATTTTATAGGCAAATACCGTCGCTCGGGGGTCGGTAGGAATATGAACCGTGTCTCCCTGGACCTTGATCTGGCCGGTAAAGTCGGTGTTGGTGATATCCGCCATGCACATACGGCCATAGAGATTGGGACGGGAATCCAGGGCGAACATTGCCGCGATGAGCTTGTTTACTCCTTCCGGGCTCATGTCGGGGTAACTGCCCGACGTGCCGATACCGCCCCGCTGATCCATCATGGAGAGTTTTGTCCCCATGGTCAGCATAAAGAGCGCGATAAACGCGAGAAAAAGTGCTATTCCAATTGCATCGTACATTGTAAATTCCTCCGTTGTGTGTTACTCCCGGAGGACTCCGATTCAAAGACGCGCTACTTTTGGCCTTTGCGCCACTTTTCGTAGCTTGCCATTTGGGTATTAAACTCCTCGCTTCCGCGAGGGATAATTCCCAAGTTCACGTCGTCGTTGAACTTCATTATCCTTTCCGGGGTCCAGGTGTCTTCAATTACGGTAGTGCCGCCGCCTCGTGATCTTGAGTCTGCGGACTCCCTGCTTGGCTTCACTGGTGCTGCTGGTTTCTTCGTCGTTGCGAAGAATGCGTTGTAGACCTTCGCTACCGTATCGGCGTCGAGTCCCGCGACTGCATCCGCCATAATGTCCCGGTATCGAGGGCCGAATTCCCCTCCGGGCTTGGTATCTGCGAATGCTGCAAACGCTGCCCTGCTGATTGGGTTTGCGTTCACGTCCTGCCATCCCTTCGCCTTTACGCTGACAAGGGTCAGGAAGGCGGCATCTGCCGGGCTGGGCTGCTTTTCAGTCTCCTGCGCGGCGGTCTTTGCCGGAGGCGTCTCGGGCTCCCGTGTAATCTCTGGCTTCGGTTCAACGGGTGGCTTTGCCTCAGCCTTTGGCGCAGTAAACCTCTTTGCCATATACCGGAAAGCCTTTTCGCTTATTCCGGCCTCGTCGATGAACGCCTGATCTTCCTCGGACAGCGGTTCATTCCCGAGTGCCGACGGGGCGGGTTTTGACGGGGCTTGCCGGAGCTTTTCATTCTCGGCTTCCAGTTCCTTGATCTTGGCCGCCTGTTCCGGTCCCTGCTTCCTCATGATCCCGTCCAGCACGTTATGCTTGTGCTTCCAGGTATCGCTGTTCTCGTCGAGGAGTGCCGCTTGGGCCGCCGTCAGAGCTGCGCTGAGTTCGGAAATCTGAGCCAGTGCGGTTTCGAGGTCTGCCTTTACGGTTTGCAGTTCATCTTTCTCCGTGGATTCGGCATTCGGCGTTTCTGCCGGTATTGCCTCGTCGGCCTTCGGGGGCGGGCTGTCGGCGGGAAGATCCTTGATTTCGGTATTCTCTCCGTCCGGCGCTGCGCCTTTGAAAAAGTCATTGAGCAACTTTTCAGATTCAGAAGGCTCTTTCACGTCTTTGGGTTCTGCCATGGTTCTCTCCTTGCTGCGATTCCGTTTCCGGTTGTTCGCCGTCGCAGATTCGGGTAGTCCGGTATTCTGCGGAAATTCTGGGTAGCCGTGTCGATCCCGGTGGGCCGGGTGTTCGATCTGGGCTGAAAATAAAAAAGGCCTACACTGAGGTTGTCCCGTGTCAGGGGTTCTCAGTGCAGGCCGTCGAGTATAAGTCGGTGGTGCCTTGTTTACTTATTATGCGCTCGATGCTTGATAGACAAAGTGTCGGTCGAGCTATGTCAAAGAACTTTTGAAGGATGACCGCGGTGTTGGACCGCGCCTATCTACTTTCGCAAATAGATTGTTTGAGCCCGGCTCGTCATCCATTTTGGTAGCGGTGGCCGGTACTGTCCCGGCTTTACTCCAGCTTATGAGGCTGGTCAAGATCCAAACTTACCCACCGCAATGTCTTACCTTCAACTACAATTTCCCTTATAACCCTTTGCTTTGTCAAGCTGTTTTTTCTCCGCCGCAACGATCTGATGGACCACGTAATAGCTCATTCCAAACCGCTCCCCGATTGCAGACAGTGGCATATTATCGCGCAAGCGAAGCATGACGATCTTATCTCGAACACACTGGGGGGTACGTTTACCGTTCAATGCTTTCTCCTCAAGTGATATTTCGCGTCCATCATTATTTGAGACAGTAGGTAGCAGAATGGTTCCCCCTGTGACTCTCGGGGATCAATCCCGCACCTCTCGAACACATGGAGGACAACGTGGGATATTTCGTGCGCCATCGTGCTGTAATCGCTACCCCATATCAAGTACGTCCAGAGACCGTCTTTCCCTCCTCCCCCAGAGAACCGCCCTGCCTGACCGCACGTTAAAACGTCGGGCGTCTTGAACAACCTTCGGTGAGCGCGTTCATATTCGTTGCGGGTTTTCGCTATAAACAGTTTCCCGGTATATGGTCTGAGGGATAGTTCTGTCATAATATTTGATGACCGGGGCCAATGGCTTCACCCCGCCTTTTCGCTTTCTCCGCCTGGGATACTTGCTACGACGGGCCGTGGAGTCTTGCGACTCAATCATTGCAGCCCCGGTCAGTGGTACTTTGTTTCACAGTGGAACTTACTCGAAATTGGCGATGCGCTCTGCGAAAATCAACGAATACTCCACCATGTATTGTTCTTGCCTGATCAATCGTTGTTTTTCATCTGCGTCAATTACATTAAACTGCTCTTGCTCTATAAACGCACTCAGTTTGGCAATCTTCTCATCCAGTTCTTTCTTTTCCTCAACCACTCTCAATTTCCAGTCTTTCATTCCGGTGCCCTTTCCGTAATCTCCCGCTTGCACTCGTGCTTGAGATTACCCTGAAAAAATTGAAACGTGACAGGTCCGCTGTACCCCTCTTTGTGGTAGCGGTAGAATACCCTGAATACCCACTTCACCTTATCGTAGAACTTTGAGATTTCCGTTTCGGGCATTCCTACCCCACTTTTCTATCGTTTTTAATATTGCGTGCACACGCATCAAGCGCCGCGTCTAAGGCAAACATACTCGGGCAATACCCACCCGTCTTTACGTTAGCCACGTATGTAACGCATAGCCTCATCCCACAACAATCATTCCAATGAGACTCTCGCAACATCCTGTACCTTGCGGCGTCTTTTCGGTCACTGTCAAGTCGGGCAAGCCACTTATAGTATGTCGCTAATGATAAATACGATACAAAAACGAGAATAATTGCAACTATCACGGTAATCATATTTCTATCCTTTCTTCATGCTGTTTCTGCGGCTGCGGATATAGGCTTTCCGCGCTCCACCCATGAGCCTGAGCTTAACGGCGCGTTCACGGAGTAAGAAGAACCCTGGCTGCGTGACAGGATGGAATATGAATTGCGGAACCACTAACCAGCGTCCCGTTTTGTCCACGCCATATTCGCGGGTCAACTTGTCCATTTTGTCCGCGCATTGCTGGATAAATCGAGTGACATTCTGCCCGGTCAACGGTTCGCCGGGATGCTCAATGTGTCCTCCCGACGGCCATCCGATAGTCGTTGATGCAAACACAATAGGATTTTTTCTGTTACCAAACTCACGCCTGCCCCCATTCCTGCGCTATGGCATACTTCCCGTAGCACTCTAAAATAGTCTGCTGCCAGTCTTTCGGCGCTCCTGATATCCAAGGAGGGGCCATGTCTGGCCTGCCGGAGTCGTAGCGTATTAGGTCTTCTGAGTCAGACATTTCCGCCACTTGTGCCGCCATACCACCCGGAATACCATATATGTGGACCCACATATGGCTGAGGCAGTGGGTCTCCCACATACGGAAAATACGGGCGGGGACTAGTCGGAACATCCTCCAGTTCCCGTCGCAACTCAATGAGCTGCTTCGTCAGTTCTATCTCGCGTTCAAGCTCTTCTATGCGGGTCATTGTTTTCCTCCTGTTTCTTCACTTCTTCGTTGTACGCTTCACATGCTGAAACACATCGCCACTCTTTAGGACAAGCTGCGCAGTCAATCATGGAATGTCTCCGTGTGAACTATTTGCGATTCGGCTTCTTGACTGGTTCCTGTGCCAAAAACTGATGTCCGCAGTGATCGCAAAGGTAATGGTTCTCTCGAAAAATCTTCCCCTTCTCAATGAGTACCTTCTTGCCGTCTTTTTTACACTTCGGGCAAAGAAGAGTGTAGTTGACATACTTAGGCTTCTTTGCGGATGGTTTTTTTGTAGCCTTCTTCTTATCCGCATGCCACTTATCCCATGCTTTACGCAGGTCATACATGGAAGCAGAAAGAAGCTCCGACGCCCTCATGCAACACTCGTCAAACTGCTCATGGTTCAGCATGAATACGCAGTTTGCGGTTCCGTTGTTAAGGCTGCCATGAGGATAAAACGCAAACCCCAATCGGCACATAGCCATTTCCTGCGCTTCATGCAGTAGTGCCCCTACTACCTTGCGCCATTTTTCATGGTCTGCACCGACTGCGATTTCCGTCAAACCCTTATCATCAGGGAGAAACGACGTTGCTGCGCCTGTCCCGCTAGAAAGATAAAGCCTTATTCGCTCATACCCGATGTCATATGTTCCTATGTAAATTTGCTTCACTGGTTCTCCCTATCTGCCATCTCCCGGTACTCACATCGAGCGGGAATTTTAATCTCGCATCCGATGCTCTGCGCCCAGTCAATGATCTCGGTCGTGTAATGATATGACGCTCCAACATCCAGTCCCGCCGTCGATCTCAGTACCTCGCGCATCTTGCGCTCACCCGTCACCACGTCCACAAACTCTTTTTCCGTCCAGCCAAGGAACTTGTTTTTCAGCATTTCCTTGACCCATTCGGCTGTGCAATCGGTCCGACCCTTGCTCATGAGGTACGCGCTGATGTCCTCATAAATTACGTGTTGGAACGCATTTTGAGATAGTGACCTTTTCTCCCGCCACGGACCCCACACTATCCGGTATCCTGACTTCGGCCAGGAGAGCTTGAGCAGGTTTGCCCATTGGTCGAGTTTCATGGGGGTGAGTATGCGGCCTTCTTGGGATTTCAATTACCGCGTCCCAACAACGTCATCGCCCTCTCCATCCATGAGGGTTTTTGCATGATCTCTTCCACGTGTACCACAAGGTCGCAGTGTTCATCTGGCACAGGTGATGGGAATATGCCATGGGCGGTCTTGTGTGCCTGCTTATTCGCGGAAACAGGGCCGTCGGCTTTTATTGCGAATGACACCTGATCGAGCAATCTCGTGTCTGAGAACATCATATTGCTATTTTTTGTCACCGTGACATAGTAGTTTTTCATTTCTTCTTACCTGCTTTCTTCGCAACGGGCTTCGTCGCTATAGCAGGCCCTCCCTCGAAACCGTCCATCATGAACCGGGTAGCGGGACCAGCGGACGTTGTTGCTGAGCACTCCAGATGGCGGAGTGTTGTAGTCGGCGCACACCTCTTACAATACCAGTCGTTGACGACTTCCTTTTCTCCGGTATAAATCGGCACAAAATATCTGGTCGGGTAGCCTTTTACATTTTCAATCCTATCCGGCCCCGCGACCGCGTTTGACTTCTTGACCATGCAGCCGCAGGTGATGCAGTCAACGGTTTCGGGAGGCTTTCCATTCACCGAATCAAGCGTGTACTTCGCATCGTGTTTTTGAACGAGCAGGTTAAGTCGATTTGTTTCAGCCACTAAACTTTCCAATACTTTCCACTGCCATCGAAAGCACACTATCACCACAGACAAAATAATAACCACCCCGATCAATACAAATACTGTCGTCATGTCTCCTTCTTTCTGCCGTTACGGCGTGCTAAACAGCCTTCCCGTCAACACGAATTGACACTTTATGCTTTGGGCAAATGTGCTTTCCGTCGATCTCTTTCCATTCTTGAGGCAATGCAACAATGGGGAGCAGGCCATATTCTGGGATGGTGTGCTTTTGCCTTCCTACGTCTCCACAAATGTCGCATTGAGTGTCAACAATGTAAAAAGCGGTTCTCATACTTACACCACCGCACCCTTCCTCAAGAAGATCGTCGCGCTCACCCTCACATCCTGGTTGTCCGCAGCCGCCGTGTATCGGAACTTGACGAACGTACCCGCCGGGAGGTGAATAGGGGCAAGCCTGTACCCGTTCAGGTTGTCCACCCACTCCGCCGTGCCGGCCAGTGCCGGGATCTTCCAGATCTGAATCCCGGAATGGCTCCCGTTGTACTCGGCAATCCAGCCCGTGTAGCCCGTGGGGACCATGAACGTTGCCGCGTATGCCTTGAGGTTTGCAGCGATGATCTTCCCCCGGACCTTCGTCGCCGTGTCCGGTACGCCCGCTGTCACCGTGTCGTCTTCGTAAATATAAACATCTCCAGCGCAGGCCGCGCTCAGTCCCGTAGACGCTCCACCTGACGGATTTACGACTGAAGATGGGAATATCGCCGTCCATGTGCCGGCCACAGCCGTTTCGGTCTGGCCTGCCAGGGCCACGGTCTTCGTCTGGAATGCTCCGTTCGCGTCCAGTCCAACGATAGTCAGCGTGGCGTTGTCGGCGTTGTTCGAGCTCGAAACGTGCACCGCTGCCGCTGCCGTGAACTGGGTATAATCCCCGCCCGCGTCAACGATGTCCTCTGTGCCGATGTCGATGTCTGTGTTCCTGCCGATCAGGTTGATCTGAGTAATCCCTTGTCGATTTAATCCCGCCGCGATGTCGAGTGCTTCCTGTCCATGAAATAACATGTTTTCTCCTTTTTAAACGAATCCTTGTGGGGTTTTGGTCTTTTCCTTATAGAGCGCTTCCGCGTTCTCAATGTGCGCGAGAATATCTTGAAGCTCCTGATTCCGTCCTTGAACAATGCGCGTCCCTTCTCCCTCGGTGCGATTGTTTTGGATGCTCTGATCCGTGAGGCTCTTCGTGATCCACTGGAGTACGTGCTTGAACTCCGCGTTCTGCTTCAGAACACTGATAGCCCTGAGTTGTTCGATGGTGGGGGTGATCATTACTGTTGGCTCCTATGACTTAGATGACCACTTAAAACACGCTTTTGAGCAATCCCATACCATCGGCCATCCTTCTATTTTAGCTGGGCTTATATGGCACGTTCCGATAATTACATACTCTTCTTTGGGGAGAGTGGTTTCTTCGACACCCTCACCCTGAATGTAATATCTACACGAACCACACGCCCTTGCCTCATCGAACATACCCGCCCACCTTTCTTACATCGGCAACGCAAAGTCCCTACCGCCCGACTTATCTCCTGCCGCGTTCAACGTCTGCGCTCCAGGAGCGGGTAACATGGCTTGCGCAGCTTGTCCCGGTGGCAGCTGCAATGCCGAATTCACCCGTTGCAGCGCTTGCTGCTCTTCCGGCATCCACTTGTCGGGGTCGAGGTCGAGGGCCAGGATTCTCCCCTTCAGGTCTTCTTTCATCCCCTCAAGACCCATGATCTGCTTATCCTCGGGCGACAGTGAATTGTGCAGCTCTACCCGTCTCACGGCCTGCTGCTCTTTTGCCAGCATGGAGGAAGACGACGACCCACGGGCGACAATCTTCGGGTCGAGGTAGGGGCTTGACCAGAATCCCCCCGGATTCTCGCGCAGGTTGGTCAGGTATTGAGCCGTGACAGACGGTCCGATGATTCCATCGTCGAAGTTGGACAGGCTTAATTTCACCCCTACGCCGCTCTCTGAGATGTTCATAGACATGCCTGAAGCCGTCGAATCCGCTCCTCCGGCGGTATCTCCCCCGTGGGAAATGCGCATAATCCCGGTCCATTCGTCGGCTTTTGTTTCGCAGAAATCAAGGAATGCCGACAGAGGGCCGGTATCGTTGCGGGGCTGAAAGAAGTTCACAGGCCTCGCCAGGTCTTTCATCATGTCGGTAGTCCGGCGAATTACCATTCCCGGCGTGACTGTCGGCATGTTCCGGTTCTCCAGTTGATCAACCGCCACATCCGTTATCGGCCTGGATGAATATGCGGAGTTCATGTGCGCGGCCCTGAGAACAGCGCAGCATACCCCGGAGAGGTCATAGAGGATGTCCGGGACCGAACCTCCTCCGAATTTATCAGGATCTTCCACGAGTGAAGCCTTGAAATAGGGCTTTTTGCCGAGCGGGTCCGGGTTGATACGGGCCATGATCACCTCGGAGCCGATGAGTTCAGCCCAAATATTGTACTCGTCGTCGGGGTCAGTGATCACATCTTCAGTCATACCCCATTCCAGCAGGATTTCACCGCTGACCGTCCCGTAATAGATCAGACAGTCCAAGTCGGACCCAAAATCCGTGGATGATTTTTGATCAACCGTCGCCCGCTCGTAGTCCAGAGTGGTACATTCATGGAGCCCGCCTGACGCCCACTGCTTCAGCACCCGCCGGATAGCGGCCTCGTCGTAACCTTCGATGTCCTTGGCGTCATACAGTCCCTTGCGGGTATACGACGACAATTCAATAGTGTCACCGTCGTTGATCTTATTCGAGTTCGGCGCGGGGTAGAACTTCTCTGCCGCCACTCTGGACCAGGTGTCCAACTTCTCGTCAACAACCACCGTTTCCCACTGTTGAGACAGCTCGTTATACTCGTGGGAGTATTTCTTGCGGCTCTTCTGGATCGGTCCTTTGATTACCGCATATGGTTTCCGGGCGAAATCGTACAGGCACTCCTTTATGGCCTCGTACCACCCGCCCTCCCTGAGCTGATCGTCGAGACGGGTTTTAGCTTCCTCGTTGACAGTCTTGGACCGCTTCGTCATCATCGTCAACAGGTTCTTTTCAATCTGCGGCATGGCCCGGTCAACGTCTTCTATGCTCGGAATAGTCCCCTGTGTAAACGCTTCATTGGCTACCTGGTACGCCAACTCCTGTTCCATCTGTTTACGCAGGTCTCCCGGGACTTCCGGGACCGGCGTGGGGTCGATATTCCACGGCCTGTCCCCAGGAGCCATGACCTTCGCTGACATCTTGGCGTTCAGAGCGCGGCATTTTACGTCGATGATGGGATGATACGGGGGGTCGTACTTGGGGTTCTGTTCGTAGGCGCGGATGTCGTTTAGCTTTTGGTCCTCGTACTGACGGGCGCAGGCTTTTTTCGACGCCATAAACTGATTATCAATGCCGACAGTTTGCCGATGCTGCTTGTGTGTCTCCCATTTCCCCCGAATATGGTTGGCGAGGCGAGTCTTAACATCCTCTATGGTGTCCTGGGTGTCCTCTGGAGTCTTTGTGGCTTCCGGTAGCCTGTACTCTTCGGGCCGCAGCGACATAACTGACTCGGCTGGCATGACCGCCGCAGTCGATGTCACATATGGGACAGGGAAATTATCAACTGCGCCGTTCAATTTGACACTCCCGAGATGACGAGCCTGTTGGCTCCGGGATCAATGATTCTCACTTTAATGTCTCTGTCGGCTGTGATAAACGGTTGGCTTATCCCCACGACCGGCTTCCCGTGGTGGCAGATGATCAGGAAATTTTCGCGGGGATTTTCTTCGCTGTTCACATGCTCCTCGATGGTGACGCTCATGATCTCCATTTTCCGATGCATGGTTTCCACGGTGTCTCCGTCCTGGAAATGGACGCCGAGCTTGTGAAGATGTTCGAGTACCTTTTCTTGCCGCGCCATCTTGAGTTGGTCAATCAGCCTCCCCTTTGGGTCAAACCGGCTCCGCTCGCCAATTACTGCCTCCGGTATTGCCGAGTCCTCAAAACACGCCATGGCTTTCAGTCTGTCTATTATGCTACCCATGATTATCCCTCCGTAATACCCGAAATTCTGCGGTACTCCTGTTTATCTAGCCATTCATCCAACCTTGCATCTGGGCTGAATCTATACTTCATGTACTGCGTGTATTTTAAAATATTTACCGTATGCTCCTGCCCTTTGGGTATCTGAAACATCTGCGCGATGGCTATCTGGGCCGGGGTCGCGGTTCTCATTCTAGGTCCACCCGTTGATGGGAGGAGGCGTTGATGCTCCCGCTCCATGAGTGTTGCCAATGGCTGACGGAGATGGATTTCGTCTTGGCGCTCTCTCGCGGGCCTTATTGGCGATTGCCTTGCTCATCACCCGGTCGTCGAAACGCCCTTCTTCAGCCTCCATGCCTCCATCAGCAAGTTCTTTATACGACAACATCTCCCCCAGGGTTTCCGGGTCTCTGAATCCTTCAGGACGCTCACGAAACTCTGCCCTGAGTGTGTCTATGAGTCCGGCCTGTATTGTCTTCGATTTCCCTGTGTTCCATCCATACCTCGGTCGTGGCTTGGCTGGCGGCTCCTCGATCATTTCAACGTACAGGTTCGGGTACTCCATGTTCAGCAACCTTGTGACTGTTGTAAATCCATGGTTATTGCGTTCCGGGCTGACGTGCGCCCAGTTATATCTCTTGCCCATGTGAAACAGAAGAACTCCGAATAAATCCGGGTCCATCTTCCCATGCCAGAACGCTACGTCTTTTCCGCTGATAGTCTCAACGACGTGCGCGGAATCCCAATCGCCCTTTTCCAGACCCTCGGCTACGTCGCCGCCGATAGTGTAAAGCACTCCGGCTTTGGGTTCATCCAGCACTTGGAGAAGCCCGTCAAAATCCCCGTCGGTTGGCTTTTCAGATACCCACTGCCCCGTTGACAACTCGAATTTATAGAACTTCCTCGGGTCGGCTTTAAAATAGAGATTTTCGAGATACCGCTGTCTGGTGAGCACGTCGGCCACGGGCTTGAACACCGGGCGGCCTCCGGCGAGAAATGCTTCCTCCGGGTTAGATGGGTACTCCTGACAAAAGACCTGCGGATCGCCGCCGCACTTGTTCGGGATCGCCCACCGTCGATATGCCAGATGCCCATCGTGTATTCCGTACAGCTCAACCATCTTCTGTTCTTCAGGTGTTCTTTTGAAATCATCTTCAGGTTGGCGCTGGTACTTGGGGAAAACAAACCATGGAATGAAAATAGCGGAGAACTCGTTGTTGCGGTCTGCG